ACATAGCCGTGTTGGTGCGTGCTCTAGTTGAACGCTACTTTTTGTGTAAAGAAGTAGATGGTTCCTATCGAGCGGCATTACACGTCGCCCCAAATGGTTACAATGGTCGTTATTTGAAAGAGTTTCGCAGTGCTGTACTTTTAACTATGCCTAAGTTGCCCCGTTTATCATATCAACAAGTTGTTGACATGTATAAAGGGCCAAAAAGGCGTACTTATCAAGCAGCCATGCTGAGTATATATCATACTCCTCTTTCCGAAAAAGATTCGTTTTTAACATCATTTGTTAAATTTGGGAAACAAGATGTAGGTAAAGCAGGTAGAGTAATCAATCCGCGTAGTCCGAGATATAATCTCGAACTCGGTCGATTTATTAAGCATGCTGAACATCATTTTTTTCGTTCGATTAACAAGGCATTCGGAGGTCGAACCAAAGCTACAGTTATTAAAGGGTTTAATGCAGATGTTTCTGCTTCAATATTGCATCAGAAATGGTTGCAATTTGATAAACCAGTGGCTTTAGGTTTAGATGCTTCGAAATTTGATATGCACGTTAGTCAAGTGGCTCTTAATTTTGAGCATACCTTCTATAAATCTCTGTTTCCTGGTTCACAGAGATTGAAACAGTTGCTTAAATGGCAATTGGTTAATAGAGGTACTGCTTACTTACCTGATGGTAAGGTTAAGTTTTGTATGAATGGTACACGTTCTTCAGGTGATCTTAATACATCACTCGGAAACTGCATCATTATGTGCGCACTTGTATATGCATATGCTAAGGAACGTAATGTTGATGTTGAGTTAGCCAATAATGGTGATGATTGTGTTGTTTTTATGGAAAGTAGTAATTTGAATCAATTTATGATAGGGTTTGACAATTGGTTTGTTACTAAGGGGTTTTCTATGACGCTAGAAGATCCGGTTTACATGTTTGATCGTGTTGAATTTTGTCAGACTAAGCCAGTTTTATTGCAGACTGGGTGGCGCATGATGCGTAATCATAATGCCATTTTGACTAAAGATCCGATGTGTTTAGTTCCAATTAATAACGACAAATCATATCGCAAGTGGCTTGGAGCTGTTGGTGAATGTGGATTGAACTGTAGTTATGGTTCTCCCGTGCAACAAGCTTTTTACCAATGTTTATTACGAAATGGCTGTAAAGCTTCCGAGGGTTATAAGGCCGC